ACGACCAGGCCACGACCAGGGCCACGACCTGGACGCAGCGCCGGAGGCCGCAGCCCTTACGCCACGGCAAGGCTGTTACTGTTTTGTAACCAAATGTAACTATTTGTAACTGGAATACTACGGCCATGTGTGGTATCATAATAGTGGGCCAAGGAGTGGCACAAGTGATTATATCGATACAGGAGGAATTGAACATGGAAAACTGCAAATTGCTTAACCTGAAGAACATGAAGGAAACCATCGTGAACTATTCGGGAGATCAGAAAGAGTTTGATAAAATATGGGATGCTTTCTACCAGATGGCTTGTATCGGCTTTATCAGTCAGGATACTTGGATAAAGTTCTTTGATCAGTGCGCTGGTTGGTATGTTGATGAGGAAAACGCTTGTGTCCGTGATGAACGAAACTGTCCTGAAGGCGTTGATGCCATCGTCTGGCAGTATGTGCCGTATGCCGAATACAAGGCATGAACAGCATAGCAGATCGGGCGGTAGCGGCCCCGTGAGACATCCGATATACAGGAGGTTATAACATGAAAACTATGATGAAGAAGACTACGCAATATTGGGGCGTAAGCACCAAGTTCTTCGACAGTGGCAAAGTGAAAGCCAACATCTTCCCGGTGGAAGCCGCAACCAAGCCAGAGAGCATGAAGGAGGAGAACCTGATGTGCGACGAGTACCGGGACTTCTTCGACACCTTTGAGGAAGCGGCGGCGTGGGCGAACCAAGCTCACAGAGCGTGATAGATAGGAGGCCAAGATGTGCGACGATACCCGTTATTTCCGTGTCGAGGGCAAGGTGTATGCAGACCGTGAAGACGTTATCGACTGGCTGAACGAAGACCGGCCGGAAGACGAGCTGGACTACGACTACCAACCGACCGATGAGGAATGGAGAGCCTACGCTATGGTGCAGTTCGAAAACGACGAGATCGGATGGAGCGAGAGCAACCTCTTTCCTATCGACTGACAATTCACAGCTTATCGGGAGGCGCCCAAGCCTCCCGGTGTAATGCAGCCTTGGACGGTTCCAAGCCCGTGTAAATGCAGAGGACACCATAATTTTAGGAGGTCTAGTGATGAATGCAAGCTTGATGTTTAGCAGCAAGACGGATAAGTGGGAGACGCCGCAGGACTTTTTCGACGAGTTGAACAGAGAATTCGGCTTTAGCTTGGACGTCTGCGCCTTGCCGGGAAACGCAAAGACTACCCGGTATTACACGCCGTCGCAGGATGGGCTGGCCCAGCCATGGGAGGGCGTGGTATGGTGCAATCCTCCATATGGCCGTCAAATAGGCAAATGGGTGGAGAGGGCTGTCTTGTCGGCAGAGGCTGGTGCGGTGGTAGTGATGCTGCTGCCCGCACGAACGGACACCAAGTGGTTCCACGAGTACATATACGGCAAAGCTGAGATTCGTTTTGTGAGGGGGCGGCTGAGGTTTGGGGGAGCGGCCAACCCGGCCCCGTTTCCTTCTATGGTTGTGGTATTCCGAGGGAACCTGCAGAAGGTTGCGCAGGGTACAACGGAGGGCAAGATGGAAGGTGGTGCAGAATGTTAATTTGCATTTGTCCTGATCCGCTGGAATGTCCAGCAATCGGATCGGACGTATCGTGTTTTCCGTGGTGCGACTATTTGGAGGAGGTGAACAACACAGATGAAATGCCCATGTACGAAAGACTGCCAGCACAGGACTGTTAATTGTCGGAGCGTGTGCCGTGAATTTAAGGAATACGACCGGCAGCGCATGGCTGGCTATGCGGATCGAGATCGCCAGCGAGAGAAGGCGCTGGCCGTGTCGCCGTTTAGCAGTCCCAGATTTAACCGCTATGTGCGGCTAAAGGAAAGAGAGGTTTGATCATGCTGTTATTAGCGATCATAGTATCCGCAGGTGCGGCGTGGCTATTACTAAAATGGTTGGAGGCGATCGAGTATGACGAAGAATAAAACCGGCGAACAGCCTTGTCCCTACAACATCGGCGTCAAGTGTAACATCGGCGCTTGTGAGTGCGCCAGATGCGGCTGGTACCCCATGGAGGCATACCGCAGACGTGCGGGTCTGAAGCAGAAGGGATGTGTGCTATATGGCCAGCAAGTCCAAAAGTAGCGTTCGTGGCCATCGTGTTAAGTATTCTTTTCCAATCAGCGACTACCAGCTTCCCAGCGCACTTGTAGAAAATTACAACAAAAAACAGCTGCTGGCCGAGTACAGGGCGCTGCGGATAGAAGCACAGGCCCGCTTGAAAGCGTTCCAAGGGACGAAATACGAGGGGAGTTATGCGTACCAAGCTAACAAGCGTTTTCTGACCGGTGCATCATCCCCTTATAAATTGAACAAGCGCCAGCTGGCAGCGGGACTTTCCGAGCTGGCCAGTTATCTGGAATCCCGAACCAGCACACTATCCGGGACACGGTCGCAGGCGCGGAAGTCCATCAATACCTTTAAGGATCGCTGGGGCATGAACTGGCTGAACGAGGCCAATTATGAGGAGTTTACCAAGTTTTTGGAATTTGCCCGTGAATTGAAGGGGCAAAGGTACATCTTCGAGGAGGTCGTGGCCTTATACCGGAGCGCCAAATATTCGAAAATTCCTTTGGATCGTGTGAAATCGAATTTTGATTTTTATTTGGAGCAAATCGACATCACTGATGATCCAAACATGGCACGGCAATATCTCCGGCGGGATCCCAGTAAGCGGCAGAGCGCCAAATCTGTGCGGGGTAAGATGCGATGAAAACAACACCTATGGTACGGGCCGCCGATGTTGACTTGGCATTTTTGATGCAAGTGGGGTTTGTCAAGCGTAAGCGAGGGAACCCTGCGAAAAAGCAAGAGCGCAAGTATCTGGACATCATCACAGCCTTTGATATCGAGACCAGCCATCACCCAGAACGTGAGGAATCCCTGCTTTACATTTGGCAGTGGCAATTTGGAGACTTTTACACGGTCTACGGCCACACATGGTCAGAGCTGCGCCTATTTATTCAGCGGCTTCTCCGGGCGTTGGACGATCACGGCGATGCATCTTTGGTTGTACTGGTACACAATCTGTCGTATGAATTTCAGTTTCTGCGTGGAATTTACACATTTCAGCCGGACGAGGTTTTTGCCGTGGAATCCCGGCGGATCCTGAAATGCACGATGGCCGACAAGCGCTTGGAATTCCGCTGTGCTATGCTGCACAGCAATATGTCGCTGAAGCAGTATACCAAAAAGATGCACGTTGACCACCAGAAGCTGGACGGTGATGAATTTGACTACAAGGAACTGCGCTTCCCCGACACGCCATTGACCGACCGGCAGCTGCAATACTGCCAGAACGACGTCTTGGGGCTGGTGGAAGCCTATCAGGCCGAAATGGCCAGAGATAAGGATAACCTTTATTCCGTTCCCATGACCAGCACCGGTTATGTCCGACGTGACTGTAAGCGGGCGATGCGTTTTTGTTCCAGCAAAATGATTCGGGACTTGCAGCCGGACGTGGAGCTGTATAAAATGCTGCGGGAGGCATTCCGGGGCGGGGACACCCATTGCAACCGCCATTTTGCCGGTAAGGTGCTGGACAATGTCCATAGCGCAGATCGCAGCAGCAGTTATCCCGATGTGATGTGTAACTGCAAGTTTCCCATGGGCCGCTTTTACGCCTTTGACGGCGGCATTGACCGTGCCATGGTTTTGTATCATCGTGGCTATGCGCTGTTGCTCCGTGTCCGTCTGTGGGATGTGTCCTTGTCAGATCCGGCATGGGGATTCCCTTATATCAGCTATGCCAAATGTCGCAACACGATCCATCCTGTTTTGGACAATGGCCGCATCCTGTCGGCGGAGATGCTGGAGACTACGATCACAGATATTGATCTACGCATCCTTTTAGACCAGTACGATTTTAGTGACATCGAGATCTTGACAGGCTACCATAGCAGATATGACCGGCTGCCGGCACCGCTGGTGCGCTGCACCATCGACTACTACCAGACCAAGACAAGGCTAAAGGGAGTGTTGGACGAACACGGCCACGAATCGCCTTTTTACAGCAAAAGTAAAAATTTGTTGAACTCCCTGTATGGCATGATGGCACAAGACCCTGTAAAGCAATCCATTCTGTTTGAAGAAGGCAGCGACTGGCTGTTCCGGCAGAAGGACGAGCCGATCGAGGATTTGCTGAACGCCAACAGCAAACGGGCGTTTTTGTGCTATCAGTGGGGAGTCTGGGTGACAGCTTGGGCGAGGTTCCGACTGCAGGAAGGTTTGCGTATGGCCGACGGTGAACACAGCTGGCCTATTTACTGTGATACCGACTCCGTCAAGTACATTGGCGATGTGGACTGGTCAAAATACAACCAGAAGCGAATGGCCGACAGTCTCCGGTCGGGAGCCCACGCAACGGATCCCCACGGCGAGGAACATTACATGGGTGTCTATGAGCAAGAGCATACGGCTAACCATTTTGTCAGTCTGGGGGCCAAGAAATACGTCACGGTTTATGAAGATGGCAAATGCCGCTGCACCATCGCAGGCGTGAACAAGGAGAAGGGCGGCGCAGAACTTGACAAGCATGGCGGTATTACTGCTTTTAAGTCCGGCTTTTTGTTTGTGGACGCTGGCGGCACGGAGAGCGTTTATAATGATGATGTGGTGCCACACACGGAGGAATGGCAGGGACATCGTTTTGAGATGGTGCCTAACATCCTGATCCGGGATAGCACCTACCGTGTTGGCATTACACAGGACTATGAGGACATCTTAAGCGATCCCGATTACTATTTGCTATGTAAGCATCGGTTCCGGGATAAATAATGTTTATAAGCTGGCGGGCTTTAACACGCAGAAAGGGAATATTATGAGAAACCGTAACACAACGAGCGAGACCAAGACCAAGACCTACAATCACGAGTATGCCGTGAGACGTGCAGTGCAGTTTGATAAGGATGTGCTGTTTGACCTGACTATCGATGATTTTACCATCTATGGTTGTCGTGTGGTGGAGGGCAAAAACGGCGACTTTATCAGTCTCCCATCCCGCAAGGGGAAGGACGGGAAGTACTGGGGGATCGTCTACAAGCGATTTAGTCAGGACGAAACAAGACTGATCCTCGACATGGTCAGCGCCGCTTTGGCAGAACAGGACTTGCCGTTTTGACGGAGGCGGGGTATGAATCTTTACGACCACCGTGGATACCTTAACATCCCCGTCATCCTAAAATGCAGACAGCCATTTATATTTGTGGTGGGTGGTCGTGGCACCGGTAAGACCTTCGGCGCGCTGCGTGAAGCGCGTCGGAGGTATCGTGCCACAGGTGCGCGCTTTATGCTGCTCCGTCGGATGCAATCCCAAGTGGACTTGATCAACAAGCCGGAGTATTCGCCCTTTAAGGCTGTTGACCGTGTTGACCACCAGTGCACGGTCAGCAGATCGCTAAGCAAATACACGGCGGGTTTTTACGACGGCCAGCTGGACGAACACGGCACCCCACATGTGACAGGCGATTGCATTGGTTATACCTGTGCGCTGTCCACCATATCCAATATGCGTGGCTTTGATGCCAGCGACGTGGATCTGATTATCTTTGACGAGTTTATTCCCGAGGCACATGAACGACCAATCAAAAATGAGGCGGCGGCCCTGTTTAACGCCTATGAGACGATTAACCGTAACCGGGAGCTGGATGGCGTGGCACCTTGTCAGCTTTTATGCCTTGCCAATGCCAATGACTTGGGCAATCCAGTGTTTTTGGAGCTGGGGCTTGTCCGAAAAGCGGAGTCTATGCGCCGCAAAGGGCAGGAGGTTTACATTGATCCCAAGCGGGGAATTTGTATGATCATTTTGCAAAAATCCCCCATTTCCCACGAAAAAACCGCCACAGCCCTGTATAAGCTGGCGAAAGATGGCGAATACAGTCAGATGGCCATTGGGAACACCTTTGCCGGTGCCGGTGAAAACAGAATCCAGTCCATACCGCTGCAGCAGCTGGTGCCGGTGGTGACCGTCGGGGAGCTGACCGCATACCGCATCAAGGGCCAGAAGGACTATTATTTTAGTACGCATCCCTCCGGCAATCCACCGCATTACGGCACCGGGCCGTCCGAGCTGCGCCGTTTTAAGGTTGCATTTTCGTGGTTGTGGGAGGCATATATGCAGCGCCGGGTGGTATTCGAGGAACGCCTCTGTGAGATCCTACTACTAAAATACTTGACATAATCCTGTTTTATGGTATTATGTAAAGGAGGGAGGGCCGCACAATGTCAGCCCCGGAAGGGCGTGCGTGAGTTTGACAGACTCCTGATGCCCTCCCTCCAACAAATAAATCGAGGTGGTCATATGCGAGTCTATGTAATTGGTGTGGCAGTCTTTATTGTGGTGGACATCCTGTCTGGCCTGCTTAAAGCGCTGTATAACAAAGCGTTTAAGTCCAGCGTGATGCGCAACGGGCTGTTCCACAAGGCGGGCGAAATTTTGGTCTTGGCCCTGCTGTATCTGGTGGAGATCGAGTCGGCGGCCATGGGCTTGGATGCGGGCCTGCCGCTGTTTAAGACCGGCTGTGGCTATGTGGCGCTGATGGAGATTGGCAGCATCATCGAAAATTTGAAAGCATTTACTCCGGGTATTGACAACATCATTCGGAAGGAGACGGCAACCAATGGCAAAGAAAATTTTTCTGAGTCCCAGCGATCAGACGAGTAACCGGTACGCCTACGGCAACACCTCCGAGGCGATCCAGTGCGGCAAAATTGCCGTGGCGCTGGAGGGGGCGCTGACACGCTGCGGCTTTGCGGTGCGGCTTGTGCATTATCAGGATATGGCCACAAAATGTGCAAATGCCGACGCATGGGGCGCAGACCTGTACATCCCTATCCATACCAATGCCTGCAACGGCGAGGTGTCCGGCACACGCATCTACACCTATGACAACACCGGCGAAGGCCGCAAGGCGGGTCTGTTCGTCTATAACAATCTTGCGCCGCTGACACCGGGTACGTCTGACAACATTAGCGCAGACGCAAGCCTGTATGAAATTCGCAAACCGGCGGCCCCGACCGTGTATTGCGAATGCGAGTTTCATGACGTCCCCGAGACGGCCCGCTGGATCATCACCCATACGAAAACTATCGCTGAAGCAATCTGCAAGGGCGTGTGCGAATATTTCGGAGCACCCTACAAGGCCCCGGACGAAGCGCCCCGAACCGAAACACTGTATCGTGTCCAAGTCGGAGCGTTCAAGGATCGGAAGAACGC